AAGACAGGCTGGTAGAACCGCTGTCTGGTAGTTGTGTTGAAGCTGCTTGGCGCAGCCGTAGAACTAGCTGTTGTTAACCCCACGCCAGAACTTGATTGGTTTGTAGCTTTATAAAAGCTGAATGATACGTTTCTGAACTGCACATCTTGAGTTCCGTAGAAATCACTTAGTGACAGGGGGTTGCCTGTGGTTGGTATATTTAGGGTTGCGCCTGTATCAGGCACTTCACTACCACCACGATAATATTCTCCCAGACCAGCAGGATTGGTGCCACCAAACTCTGTTTGCAGCTGCCCTAGGCTTATGGCACCACTCTCAGGTAGCGTACTCATAACTATATACCTGAGAAGGCTGTTACATCCTGCTCCACATCAAGTGCGCCAGCTGATGTCATTCTGATTTTGGTATCACCGCCGTACTTAAACAGCAGGTTGGTTCCATCAAGTTCAATGGTCCAGCTGCCGAAGACTATGGAATTACCATTGGTGTTTAGGTTGCCACCTAGGCTTGGGCTGGTCTGCTGTGAGAGGGCTGTGGTGTTCGCTAGGTTGGTTACACCTGAGAGGGCATTTAGGTTGGCTGCGGTTATAGTACAGCCGTCTAGGATGTTTAGTTCTGCTGTGGTAGCCGTGATGCCGTCCATGGTATTGAGCTCAACTGTGGTGGCTGTAATGCCATCCATGGTGTTAAGCTCTGCCTGTGTGGCTGTAATTGCACCTGTGATGCTGGGGAATGTAGCTAGGATAGTACTCTTGATAAGCCGCATGTGGTCATCTGCCTGAGCGAGACCATCAGTTGCAGCTGGATTGGTAGCTACAAGTCCATCAATATAAGTAGATGTCTCTAATGGCATAAGATTGTCCTCTGATTAAAAGGGTCTGACAACAACAACAACAACAGCAACCTTTAGCTTTGTTTTGAAATTGACGATTGATATTGACCCATGGGGGCCTGATAGCTGGCAGATGGTACCAGCTGCAGCTGCTGCTAACAGCTAACTGCCTGATAACTATGGATATCCTTACGTTGCTGACTGATAATCAGCAGCGGCCTTCGGTCCCTGCCTTGCAGACATTAGGGACATTAGCGAACATTATTAGAGTAAGGTCATTTGTCTTTAATACAAATCGGGACCTCAGCAACTAACAGTCAACCTAAGTCAACTTAGTAAACCTAAGCACAACCTAAGCTGACTTGCGGTAACTTGCAGTGACCTGTAGTTCTCCGCAGCCATGGTGTCTCATGCAAGTAAGCAGACTTCAGTCAGCATACTACCGCTTGTCACCTTAGGTCTCTTTAGTATATCTATAGGGGGGAACAGAAGTACCTTTACCTTTATGAACCACACAGGGAGCAGTCATTGTAACCTTATGACATCCTGTGTGGTTCACCTATCTGCCTTATGTTGAGCTGCCTGTGGGCTTGCATAGCTTACCTCTGACACTACTGAATGGTATCTCCTTCAGTATTGTAGTGGTCATCTCTTCTAGTCTCTCATGACAAGCGGTTAATTCCCTGTAGGGACCACGTTGGTCCTCAGCAACCAGACACTGAGGACCATTGAATCCAATGAAGCAGAACAGGAGTGACGCATAAAACATAGATCACTCCTTGTTAGCTTGAGGTATACTAGTACCCGTAAGCCTCTGTTGCTCACGTAGTCCACATACAGCGCAGTACCACGCACCGTTGAGTACGATGCATGGCTGACACTTGAGGTCTACGCAGTGTTGATATCTTGGGTGTGTCATGAGGCTATCCTTTCTTCTATGTCCACCACCTCACAGACACCAGCAACACATGCCAGCTCTTGGCTGCATTTGGTGTTGTCTGTGGTCTCGTATGCAGCCAGCTGTGACCAATCGATGCGTACAGGCATTGCCTCTATCAGTGAATCAAGGTCCTCGATGGTTGCATCTTGGTAGGGAGCTTGCTGGTAGGTGTGATCTGAGTGAGGCAGGAAGCTGATGCCTGAGCAAACATCGAAGTGCTCATAGAGCCAAGCACCTACATGCATCCACTCATGGTCTCTCACTGAGATAGTCACTGATGGCTTATGCTCACACCAATATTGTGCATAGGTTAGCCACAGCTCCAGCTGCTCAATAGCAGTCATGTCGTTGCGTGTCACACTGTTCATTGGTGCCTTGATGGGGAAACTAAAGACAGTAGTGGTGTCTGGCTTCATGACACAGGGCTCATTGACTATGCCTTGGTCTTTCATAAAGTGGGTCAGTGGGTCCTTGTTGTCACCACGTACTGTGCGGATGTACATGTCGCTGTGTCTTGCGTGAATGCCAGATGCGCTATCTACCAGCTGCGATACTGTCCCGCTGGGCTTCACACATGTGATAGCTGTGGACCGAGGTATGCCTATCTTAGCTGCTACCTCTTCATTAACACGTACAGCGTGACCCTTCATCTGGCCTAGGGCCCAGCCGAAGTTCTTACCATACACTGCGTCTTTACCTGACAGCAGCTGGTTGTCCATGATGCCGGTAAGGCTAACACCCAGTAGCCGTTCCTCAGCTGTGTTGTCGTGCCAGATAGGGCGCAAGTACTGAATGTTAGTCAGTGTTGATTGCCACGTGCCTAGCTTGGTAGCCAGCCGCACCTTGCGCTCTAAGTCACTGACCTTATCACCGGCCTTAACAACTACCTCTGTCAAGTTACAGAACTGGTAGGGTCTCAGGATAATCTCTGAGCATGGGTTGGTACCGAAGTCATGGTCTACGTCACGCCTCTTGTTCTCAGCTGCTTTCTTCTTTGCAGCCTCACGGTTGAACATGCCGCGCTCACCTGACTTTGATTCAACAAGTGACAGCCACTCCCTCATGAATGTCTCCATGTCTGGCTTGTGCTTGTAGGTAGCTGAGTTGTTAGCCAAGGCTCTGTGGGGTGTATCCTTCCACCACTCGCCACCTTTGGCGTGTCTCATCTGGTCATCATTTAGGTTACTCAGGCTGATTAGTGCGCTGCGGCGTACACCACCTACGACAACTATCTCACCTATCTTACATGCAATGTCATGAGCCTCGATAGGATACAGGCGTCTGCCGGAAGCCTTGCGGAATGTAGATACAGTGAACTTGAACAGGTCAGCCAGTGGCTGTGGGCCGCTGCTGCGTCCACCAAAAGTCTTCAGACGTGCACCAGCTGGCCTTAAGCCGGTCAGGTCCCACTTAGGTACCTTGCCTTGGTACAACATTTTAATGAGTGACCTAAACGCTGTGGCCCAGCCCTCTTTGCTGTCCTCTACTTTCATAGTGACAGTCACGTCCTGCATGTCAGCAGGGATGATTGGCAGCTGGTCTACAGCATTGCGCTCACAACTGAACCCAACACCTGTGCCACACATAAGTATGTACAGCATCTCATCAAAGGCCCGTGGATCATCCAGTGGCAGGTAGCTGCAGTTGTAGGCAGCCACATGGTTGCGCTCTAGAGCTGGCCCAGCGGTCATCAGTGCTCTCATGCTGGGCATGATTTCTAAGTTTAAGATAGCTGTGTGCAGCTCATCGTATTCATCAACAGACACTACATAGCCGTGCTTCTCTTCAAGCCACTCAGTCATGTAGTCCATGTATCGTGTTACAGTCTCAGGCCAATCTTCTCTGCGGCCCTCTTCCTCTATCCAGCGAGCATACCTGCTCTTGTGAATGAAGCTCTGATAATCAGTTGGTAGAAAGTTTGATATAGTCATCTGTTGTCACCATTCCCTTGCAGCTTATTGCGCTGCTTCCTGTCTTCTAATTTTGCTAAGTTTCGCTCTGCTGCCACGTCTATGCTGATGCCTAAATCAGTTGCCAGTGCAGCCAGATACCAGAGACAGTCACCTATCTCTGCCCGTAGTGCCTCTGTGTCGTAAGGGACACCATCACGGGTTGTCTTCTTGAGTTTGTTGAGAAGCTCCCCTACCTCACCGGCAAGGCCCATAGCTGGGTAAGTAACCTCAGCCTCTGCTGGATAAATGCGGAAAGGTATCACTCTCTTTTGATAATCATGTAAGTCCACAGCCGCCCCTCTCCATCTTGATGAGCCGCTGCAGGTACCACTGAGCTTTCTCTAAATCTTGAATGCCGCCCTTGTCTTCGTAACGCCATAAGTACTTAAGGATTGCCCCACGGTAGTAGTGGGCTAGGTTGTCACCTAACATGCCGTCAATAGCATCGATGCACTCCATGCTCTCGTTCTGCGTGTAATGCTGAGGGCTGTTCACATTGTCTTTGTCATCTAATAAATCTCTAATCATGCTGCTGGCTCCCAAAGTATTGGCTTGTGGTCTGTGTGGTTCCAATCAGACCAACGAAGGATACGGGCCATGCGAGCTTGCATGATTGCATCATCACGGGTCATACCTTGTGCGAGGTAAGCCCTCTCAACAGTGCTCCACACGGGTCTAGGGCCAAGGATGGTTTCTGCTCTCTTTGCACCGATGCGGGGGCAGCCACCGTAACCGTCTGTACTGTCACCTGTCAGTGTTTGGGTATAGAACCACCTGTCTGCATCCTGCTCGCTAATCTCAAGCCGTTCATCAGCGTGTGGTCTGTATAGTTTGCATGGGATAGTCTTGAGGTCTTTGTCATCAGAGACCACAATGCACTTGCCCTTATTCTCAGGCTGAGTAGCTAGGATGCCTAACACGTCATCAGCCTCTAAGCCCTCACGCTCCACTGATGGCAACACCTCTTTGAGGTATGCAATGAGTGACGCATAGCCCAGTGGCTTACGTGTCTTCTTCCTGCCTGACTTGTATGAAGGGTTAATGTCTTTTCTGAAGTTAGACCTACTGCTGAAACACAGCAGCATGTTGTCTGAACCACATGCCTCACTTATCTTCCTTAGCTCTTCTCTGAAGATACGTTTGGCAGCTTTTATGTCGGTGGTCAGGGACCAGACATCATCACCCCAATCTATCTCTTCTTCTGTCGCCGACACGCTGCGGTAAGCATATATGTCAGCATCAATCAGTAACTTCATGTTTCACTCCTTTGAGCCACTCGAACCCATCATCAGTAAGCATCCAATGATTGGTGAAGTGCTCTTCATCCAGCTGTAATGTTATGAGGCCCATTGAGGCAGCAATGCCGATATACTGAGCGTGTTCTCTTGCGAACCTGCTCTTGACCAAAGGCGGGTCATCAGCCGCTTTGAGTACACATAAAAAGAGCCGCATGATGGCGGCTTTCTGTTCGTCAGTGAGTGTCGGCCCATGTTCGTCCGACTGTGAAGTCAGCAGATATGGGTATTCTTTCTTTGAACCAGACTTTGCCAGCCTTTTCCGCGCTTTCTCTAACGATATAACTGACATGTTTTGTGTCCTTTTCTCTAATCTGGATCTGCACTTCATCATGAACCCACGCCATAATGTTGGCATCGAGCTCAGCTTCATTTAGTCGTTGCTGGATGTTCAAAAGCCACGCAGCGGAGATAGTTGCACCAGCTCCCTGTAGAAGGCTGTTGAGAGCCTTGTGAGGGCTCCTTATCTTTATGTGCCTACCATCTAGGCCCTTAACAAAACCGCGCTCTGCTGCGCCCTCTACAGCCCTTCTCAGGCGTCCTACAGCTGGCATACGTTCATTAAAACGCTTGAGCAGTATGGCACCCTCTTTGGCACCACCGTTGACCACCTCGCCTATCTTGGCGGGTCCAGCTCCATACAAATAAGCATAGATAAACCGCTTAGCTTGGTCTCTGCTGTCGAGCCCTGCAGCCTTCTGGTTAACTGTGTGTACATCACCATTTACAACCTCACGGCTGTAGTCATCATTGTCCATGTAGAAGGCTAGGCAGCGCAGCTCTAAGCCAGACAAGTCTGAGCCCATCAGTATGTAACCATCCTGCACTGTGAACAGCTCACGGCACTGCTTACCAAAAGGCAGACGTGTTGCCGGTACTTGAGCTAAGTTACAGTTACGGTGAGTAGCTCTGCCGGTGACTGTGGACGGGGCTATGATACTATGGTGTATCTTGCCGTTCTTGGTCAGCTTCATCCAAGCCTGATTACCCTCAGCCAGCTGCCCTATGCGCTTCTGAATCATGAAGAACTTAGCGAGCTTCTGTGCTTCTGGGTAGTCAAGTGCAGATAGTACACTCTCATCAATTTGGGCATGACCCTGAGCTGTCATTAGCTTGGGCTTCCAGTTGTACTTCTTACGTAAGCAAAACTCGATATGACGCCGACTGTTAGGGTTGAACTCGATGGTCTTAACCTTCATGAAAGGCTCACCGGCTATATACCCTTTGGTCTTGTTGTTGCGCTTAGGTATGAATTGTTCTTCTACATCCCATGGCTCAAACAGTGAGTGCAGCTCGCTCTCTAAGTTGCTTCGTAATTCTGTTAGCTCACCATACAGCTTCGATGCTGCCGGCATATTAAAGGTCCAGCCAAACTTACCTATCTTGTCACACAAGGTTGCCAACTCATGGGCAAAGTCTATAGCTACCTGACTGTGCTCTTCTGGTGCCAGCTGCTTATACAGCTCGTGAGTGACCTCAACATCCTGTACACAGTAGTCTAGCATCTCTTGTGAGAAGGTTTCCCAGCCCCCAGTGTAATCACCTTTGTGAAGACCAATCCGCATACCCCATGCTGCAAGTGAATGCGAGCCGTGCAGACGCTTCGGGAGGATCTGGTCTGCGTTGAAGTTTGCTTCATAGTCTTCGTTAGTTAGGTCGGCTCTGAGCAACCTTGAGAGCACTAAGGTGTCAGTGACCTTACCTTTGGGATTAAAGTGATCAGGGTACACTTTCCGAAGGCTGGGAATGTCGTAACCAATGATGTTATGACCGATGATTTCTGCAGCTGCATTCAGTCTGCATAAACCAAAGACCATACCCTCTTCTTCATATGAATCTATGAAGCCGTCATCGATATTCTTAATGACCAGACAGTGTATCTTGTCTGGGTCTAAACCGTTTGTCTCAATGTCGAAGGCCAACCGTTCATTCTCACATGTAGTTGGGCCACCAGCATCATGCCGGTCTGTGCGGTGTTTAATCCCCTTCTGCATTGACGCTCTCCATTGTTGTTGGCTGGAGTGTCAATCCGACTGCATTAAAACATGCTTCTAAGTCTGTTATCTTTGGGTTGGTTTTAGTTCGCCAGTTACGTAAGGCTTCTCTGCAAACACCTGTGCGTCTGCACATATCTGAATCAGTGACCTGCTGGTTGTACATCTCTTCGTACAATGCACGTACCAATGGGTGGCCTGTACATTTAGGCATACTGTAACGTCTGTATAATCTCATTGCTCTCTCCTTAGAATATGTCGGCAGCGTCAAGCAGTCTGCCGGTGGCACGGTTGTATTTAACTCTACCTGCTACACCTTTCTCACCCGTGAAGCGGTTCTTTAATACGTGGATGTATCTGTGGTCCCCGTCTGGTTCGTCTGGGTCCACCTGTAGTGAGATAACGAAGTCACTCAGCTGCACAGGACTGTGACTACCCCGCAGCTGCGAGGTCCGAACCTTCGCACCTTCCTCATGACCCTTGTCGCCCTCAGGACGCCGCAGGTGTGAGACCATAATTAAACCTATGTCTAACTCACTCACGGCTGTTCTCAGCTTTGTACAGGCGAGGTCTATAGCCTTGCGCTCATCAGCCACTGCCAGCCCAGATATCATGATGCTAATGTGGTCTAAGATTATCCACTTCACGTCCAGTGCTTTGACCATGTAGTGGATACGGGCAATGATTGTATCTACCTCACTGCTGCCGAAGTGGTCATACATGTACAGAGGCTGGTCTGTGAACATGTCATCAAAGGCTGCATAGATATCTGCATCCTCGACACCTTCACGGTCCACTGTGATGTTCTTATTCATGTGGATACCAACAAGAGACATAACAGTCTTCTTGTTGCTCTCTTCCAGCATTATCATGCCGACTTGCTCACCCTGCTGATGCAGGTGGTAAGCTATCTCTTTAGCCATTGTTGACTTGCCGACACCAGAACCTGCGCTGAGAGTGACCATCTCACCCAGCCGAAGACCCAGAGTTACTTCTGTAAGTCGTTTGTATGGGTAAGTAATTGCAGAGGCTGCTTCTACAACACTCAAAGACTGTCTGACATCGGCTGCAGCCACAATGCCATCAGGCCGGTAAGTCTTGGCCTCGAAGATGGCACTGATTATCTCTTTCTGCTTCCCTTGTAATAGACACTCGTTTGCGTCCTTATATGGCAGGTGTGCTATCTGCACTTTACCTACCGGCAGCAGCTCAGCTACCTGCATAGCAGCATCACGTCCTGCATCGTCCATATCAAAAGCCAGTACGACTTTGTTGAACCCGTTGACGTAATCCCAGTTGTCTTTAATAGCGCGAACTGCACCAGCTGCACCTTGCGGTAAACTCACACAGGGTGTCTTCTGCATCAGCTGCGCTATGGAGAGCATGTCTACTTCGCCCTCTGTGATAATCAGTCTGTCTCCGCTGGACCACTTGTGTGATCCAAATAATGGCAGCTGCTTGCCCTGCCCCAGCAGTTTGAAGTCTTTATTCTTAAACCTAATCTTCTGAGCTACAGGCTTGCCAGCTTCGCTGTAATATGTAGCAATCTGCACGGGCTCACCATTGTAGCTACCCACGCTGTACCCCAGACGCTTGCAGGTCTCCTGCGTTAGTCCTCTGGATGGGATTGCTTCATACGTTCCCTTGAGTAAGTCTTTTTGGACTGCACTCTTCTCTGCCTTAAGATTGTCTGCTGCAGCTGCTTCGCCATTGGGTTCCTTCTTATGGGTGGTGCAGCTGAAACAGTACGTTGCTTCGCCTCTTTCACCATTATCATACCTCGCTAATGCATCGCTGCTGCCGCAGTCTGGGCAGGGCTCATGTCTAATGAACCTTCCCTCGTCCTTTATTTGCTGTAGTGATTGCATCTGTGCTCTCCTTCAACCACTGTTCTGGTATTGTCTTATGAGCCCACTGAATGCCATGCTTGTTGCAGTACATTGCGTAAGTAGTTGGACTACCTTTGTAGAGCTTTGCGTTGGCATTACTGAACACCAGACGGATGTCGAGCTGTGGGCATTGTTCCCTGATAAGCAAGTGCTTGTGACGGTCCTCTGTCACCCAGCGTCCTTTTGTCTCGACAAAGAAAAAGCCGCCAACTTTGGGCAGCTTGAAGTCTGGTGTGTAGTGAGCCTGTCTCTCAGGCCAAATGAACTGGATACGCTCAGTCTCGTAAAGGACCTCTATGCCGCACTCCTTAATTTGCTTAGAAGTTCTGTCTTCGAGCCCTGAGCGATATCCATTCCTTATGCCTCTAGAAGTCTGCTTTGAAGCCTTCTTCCTTTTCGCCATTGGTTTCGCTTTCTGTTGAGGCTTTAAAACCACCTTCTTCGACAGCATCAAATCCATCATCACCGTTCTGACGTTCAGCCAGTTCGATAACTTGGATACCACTAAGCTGGAGTGACACACCTGTGTTCCCAGATGTATCATAGGCGTTGATAACGCCCTTCAAGCGGAGTACTGAACCACCCCATATCTGAGGTAGCCTTTCTGGTGAGATGTACTGACCCTCTGAATCATAGACTTTAGGTTGGAACTTAGACTTTGCATTGATGATTATCTCACCTGTCTCATCGTCCACCTTCCAAGGCATTCTAGCTTTGTCAGCTTTCTTTGCACCAAACTCATCCATGGCTACTTCTTGGACCACCTTCATCAGCTCTTTAGCTTGGTCAGCCGGTACACGTAAGCCTGTCTTATAGACGCCCTCACTGTTGTACTCTGTGTCTGCTTTGTTAATCCAAGGGTATACTGCGAAGCCCTTATAGGTCTGGAAAGATTGTTTTGTTGCCATTTGTGGAATCTCCTTGTTGATCTTTTTGGCTTGTTTGTTTCGGATGCCTGATGTCGAACCCAGAAAGCAAAAGACCTAGCCGGTGTGCTCTTGCGGCTAGGTCTGCTGGTATTGCTTTATCTTTTAGTTTTCTGAGTTTGAGCTCTTCAAGCACCCTCTCTCGTGGATGCATATCGTGACCTCTTTTTGATTTGTTTCACATTATGCTAGGGGGGAACAGAAGTACCCCTTATGCAAAACAGTAGTCGCTCTCCAACACATGTTTGATATCCAGAGTACCCTTCGTTGGAATGCTTGGTATGGATATCTCGTTTACGTTATGACCCTCTCTCATGAGCAGGTCTATCAACTGCTTTCGTATGTCGCTGTAGATACACTTGTCTTCATACTGTTCGACAAAAGACTGACGCACCACATGGAACAGCTTGTCAGTGTCCGATGGCAGCGTCCCAAAGCTATCATGAATCAGACACCAATCTTTAATGTTATGCTGCAGACCTAACAAGACAGTAGAAAGCAAGTGGCTGCTATCCAAGCTGTGGATTACATTTGGGCTAATGGCTGATACGCATTTGCGAACATCTACAACCTTATAATCATCTTTGTTCATAGTCACAGCTGTGCGAGATTGGCCTGTCGCTGCTTCCTTGTCATACAGATAAATGCGTAGTCTTTTGGACTTGGTTTTGTAGTAAGCATTATCAACAGGAAACCCAACAGGAGTGAACCAGCTCATGGTCATATTATAGTTTGCCATGACCCGTGCCATTTCCTGATAGAAGTTCATGCCAGCAGCTGCGCCTCTTATAACTGAGTTGATAGCGTCCCAGTTGTAATTAGCTAGTGTACGGGCAGCGCGAGCCGGTTCTTTAAATGGATGTTCGTTCAGCTTGCCAGCTATTACATCTGCTTCCAGTTGATTCATATGGTCCTCAATGATCTGGTCACTGAACCCATACTTCTCTGAACTGTAGCCATAAGTCATAACATTACGCTTCACCGTCTTACGAGTGATGCCATGTGCTAACCATTCTTTTACCTCATCAGCATCATCAGCTTGCATAGCCTCTACCACTTTATCAGCGACGGCCTGATAGATGTCTTGAGGCTTATCAGCTGGCATCAAGTTGACTAATGCGCCGTCAGTTGCTGTACGGCTGGCTGCAGAGAAGTGTTGTATACCGCTGTTTGAACCATCCAGATTAACAGGCAGAGAAGACACATAGTCTTCGCCGTGTATCCAGAAACCGAAGAACTCGCGACAGGCTGCAAGGAATGCAAAAGGCTTGTCAGCATCAGACCAGTATAGCTGGTCATCATCACCGGCATAAGTGCCCTCAAAGTCATTACCTATCTCAGCTAATCTGTCAGCGTTCTGCGCCACCCAATCAACACGGTTATCAAAGCTGCACTTACTAATCTTGTCGAAGTCACCACAGTTAGCCAGATGGATAGCTAACCAATGCACACCCCGCGCACCCAGTGGCTTGCCGATTGCAAACTTGAACATACTTTTAATGTGGTCACTGCGCTGTGTGTTGAAGTTACATACAGGATAGATGCGGCCTCTGAAGTCAAATGAGTGTGGCATATAAAAGTGAGAATACTCTAACAATGACCGTGCTTGCTTGATGTCAGTGCTCATGATGGAACGGTTGCCATCTACCTGCCTGTTTAAACGCCGTATGTTGGCTGCCTTTATCCTGTGTCCCTTCTTCTGCTTATCATCTAAATCATCATAGCCATCAGGGAACTTGTGGGCTGGCAGATAATCTTTGCGAGGAAAGCTATCTGAGGGTTTGAGGTTGTTTTCCCAACACCATTCGACAGCTGCTAGAGTGTACTCATTGATGTGCCACTTGGTCCGCTGTACAGCATTGATGGCATCTATGGCTGGCTGCATTCGGCCTGACCTTATGGCTGCTCTAGCCATCCTCATCTGCTTGGGGCTGGCACGTCTGATCAATGGGGTCATATGTGCTAGAGATGGGTCTAGATAGCAGCCACTCTCTAACTCTTCCCAACCGGCTGGCTCTGTGACCATAGGTGTAAACACAGGCTCATTCCAACTTAGTACATTGTTCAAGTCAGCTATGTCTTCTGATGCAGCTTCGGTCAGACCCATCCTGTAGATGGTCTTCTCTTTCTTTGTTTGGGTCCATACCTCGAAGATACCGCTGGCCTCTATGACTGCACTGAAGACAGGAGCTGCAGCTTTCATGCAGCGTTCCTGCGACCACTTCTCAGGCGCATAACCTTCTTTAGCTGCTATAGCTCTTACAGCTTTCTTCCTGTGCTCGCTGCTGCTGTTGTTGCGTATAGCGAGCTCTGTGATTCTTGCAGCCAGCTTCTTGTCGTGTTGGTACAGACCAGCTGCGAAGTGTTCCATCTCAATGCGTCCACCTATATGCCTCAGGCATTTAGTACGTGTTGCATCCAGACCTACAGCTTCCATCGAACATACGAGACCTGCATAAGCCAGCAGCTCGCTGTCCACAGTAGATATATCTTTCACCCAATCCATGGGTCTATGGTCTATGTTGGTAGTAGCCACTAGCAGCCTGTTATCTATGTTGGCTTTGACTGCTGAAATAGCATTCTGCAGCAGCTTACTATGTGACTTACTAACACTAAGGTCTTTTAGTTTGGCCTGACGTTCTAAGAACCTGTCGTGACCATCAGATAACATTGTTCGTTCTCTCTGCAGCTGGTGCAGAGTTGTCGCTTGAATCAATGGTGACATATCACCTCCCTTTGTGTACCTCAGTTTATGCTAGGGGGGAACACAAGTATAAGTTGCAGTTAAGGCTTAGGTTTATGCAACTTGGGAGAGTGGTAAAGGGGTTTTCTGTGAGGTTATCAACCCTATGAATGCGTAGGGTAAATTAAGTGTAGGATTGCGTCCTGCGCTACGAAGTTTGGCTAGTTTCCATTCTAAATACATGATGATACTCCCTTCATGCTCTTCTGACTGAAAAGCATGAGGGCATGATGTGATAAATTAACAAAAACAACAATGTAAACTGGTTTTACGCACAAAGTAAACTGGTTTTACGCACAAAGTAAACTGGTTTTACGCACAAAGTAAACTAACT